AAGAGGTTGTAGTGCCAGTTATTTTGACTAGAATAGCTAGTATGGCAGCTTTCATATTTAGGAGAAGTTAATGATAAAGAAGTTATGGTCATGGTTAGTAACTGTAATTAAAGAAACACTAAACCTTAGTTGGACTTTAGTGGGTCTTGTTATTGCTACATTGACATTGACTGGTTCTGCACAGCAAGTGACAGGATTAGCTACTGTAATTACTTTAGCTATATGGTTGCTGACCATTAGTTTTAGAAAGGAATAGTATGTGCTATATACAACAAGAAGAAGATGGTTCATTCGTACAGATATGTAACCACAAGTATGGGAGTGAACATTGCAGTTAGATGTTATTAGAACTCAATTTGGAAAAGATGCAACAAATGGAATGTTGTTTATTGATGGTATCTTTGAATGTTACACATTAGAAGACCAGTATCAAGCCGTGAAGGTTATGCATGAGACTTGTATACCTGAAGGCGAGTATGATATAGAGTTTAGAAAGACTGGAGGATTTCACGCAAAGTACTCTGAACGTTATAAGAACGCTCATTACGGTATGCTACACATCCAAAACGTACCTAACTTTACTTATATATTAATTCACGCAGGCAATACAGATGAACATACATCAGGATGTCTAATCGTTGGAGAGACACAACAAGACCTAGACATGAATGAGTCAGGGTTTATTGGACATAGTGGTACGGCTTATAAAAAAATGTATGCAAAAGTGGCAGGTCAATTACTACAAGGTAAGAAAGTTACTATAAACTACACTACTATAACTAAGCTATTAGAGAATAAACCTGTTGAAGACAACAAAGCTAAAGACCATATGATATTAGCTGATAGCGTATACGCTAAGTTACAAGAAATAAACGGGAATGTTATAAAAACTAATGCTATGCTAAAGGGTAGACTAATTAACTAAGGAGATATATATGAGTCAAGAACTCAAAGATATGTTGAACAAAACTGCATGGACATTTGTTGAAGCCTTCATTGGTGCTTTAACAGTTGCTCCACTTGTAGGTGTAGACGCTAGTGCATTGCAATTAGCAGCTATGTCAGGTGCAGGTGCAGCTCTAGTTGTCATCAAAGAATTTGCTAAGAAGCAAGTTAGTGGTAGCTCTAGTTCAACTATTAGTAAATAATTATTATATAGCAAAGCCGAGGGTGTTATCCTTTCTACCTCGGCTTCTGCTTATTCTTCTTCGTTGATAGCTTTTAAGTTATCGTTGTAATCAGACACAAACTTTTCAATAAGTATGTCTACTTTCTTTGTATCTAATTTAGTTAGTATTGCACCCTTAGATACCTCTTGTCCACCTAGACAATTAGCTAGTTGGATAGACCAGTTCTTTAAATGCTTAGGGTCTACAAAGATGTTAATAGGCTGCATTAGAAAGGTATCTCACCTTCTACTACATCATCTAGGGATTTAACTTCAGGTAATTTCATACCATTCTCTACTGCTGCATAGTCTTTCCAACTATCAGGTGTAGCTTTGTTATCCATCCACCAAGACTTGGCAAATACTTTACCGTCTACTGTATCACCTGCAGTACAGTCACCCATACCTGTACATCTAAAGTCAGGGCTTGTTGGTTTATTCTTTTCTGCAGCTTTAAAGTATTTAACTTTTCTACCACAGATACAAAGTAAACCAGTACTGTCCATAGCAGGTTGACCTGTTGGATGTTTACTTGTAGTCATATCGCCAAAGCCTGCATCCTTTATACTCTCGATAGGGTTATCAGAGGACGTTGAGACAGGGGAAGACTTAACATCCTCTGACACTACCTTTGATTTTACAGGCGCAGCTTGTTGTGAGGTTTCGACCTTAGCCATCTCCTCTGCGCTTGGGCGTTTCTTATTACTACCTTGATACTTCCAATTAGCTAAAGCTCTACCAATAGCAGAAGTCTCACAGTTTTCCATCCATGCATCAGCGTTAGCAAAGCCACCTTGACCTTTTAACTCTTGTGCAATACCAGTTGAAACTGGGTTTGTATCTTCTTTGTCAGTGTAGACCATAGCCTTTACTACGACCATAGTACCGTCTTCACTAACAGTTATTACTTCGGTCCATACACGACCGTTTGGATTTTCTTTCCAAAATTTCTTTAATCTATCTTCGACCATTTCATAGTCGTTAGGATTAAACTTTGGCATTTTTACCTCCTGTCTCCAATATTAATATTATATATTTGTATCAGTTATAACGGTAACATCTTTTGTTGTAAGCTGTTGTTCTCCGAACAGTTTACATAAGACATTACTGCATGTAAGTTTTGCTTCTTGTATGCGAAGTATATTTCCGCAATAATAACAAGCTACACTACTCATCTTTTTACTCCTCTAGTTGTACTAAGTATTCGGCTGTTACACCTTTGTTTGGCTTAACAAACAAACAGAATTGTGATGGTCTACCCATGCTAGCTAACTGTTCTTGTGCGAAAGTGTTATAACTTTCAGTACTACCATTGACCCACACACGCGTATCATTAATATACATAGTCGTTGGCGTGTGATAATGTCCACACACTGCGTGCGTAAACTCTTCCATCATTCCATTTGCTGATAAGGCTTTCCACCCTAGTATCTTTTTGTTATATCCATACCAAGGTATACCTGCGTGTCCTCGTATTTGGTCACCATGAAAGCACATGAACTTAGCCTTACGACCAAGGTTGGCTACTAAGTACCAGTTCTTTTCATTGCCTCCATCAGGTACAATAAATTTTATACGTGGTTCATTTGCAAACATTGTTTGTAATATCTTACCTAGCATACGGTCAGCGTTAGTTTCAGGGTTATAATCCCTGCGACTTCTACCACCTAATGCACCGTGATTACCTATGACCCAGTAAACTTCTACTTCTTCAAACTCCGTAAGTAGTATTGAAAAGAATTTATGTAGTATCCTAGGACCATCTACGGTTACTTGACGATACAATGACGCATCTATCAAGTGAGATTGTCCAGGGAATATAAGTTCACCCTCTACGATATCACCAAGACATAGCACTGCAGCTTTCTTTACAGGGTGCGAATGACGTTGCAACCTGGCTAGTTCTGAGATTTTATGCGCGTATTGTATAACTCGCTCCTCTGCAGTAGCAGTGTCATACGTAGGCGTAGTTTTTGCTAACTGTATGTCTGATAGCAATGGTACGCATATCTCTTCACCTTGTGTCTTTTTAGATTTAGGTGGTGCTTTAATTGGTGGGAAGTCTAAGGAAGTTATACCATCCTTGACTGCACTGTATACAGCTTCAATCAAGTCGCTGTTCTTATCGTTTAACTTATCTATACGTTTAAGTAAACGTTCGTTGGTAGCCTTGAGTTCTGCATACTTACCGTCTGTCACTTCGGCAAGTAGTTCAGTTATTTCTTCTTTACTTCTTTTAGCCATGTTCTCACCGAAGTTGCAGTAATACTCAATCCGTATTCCTCTTCCAATACATCCGTTATTCTATTAGCGTTAACGGTTTTGCCCTGCTTAACTAGACTTTCAATCGCATCTAGGAAATGACGAATATCTTCATTGACATTCTCATACCATTTACCAGTCGTAGACTGAATACTTTCTAGTAGTTTGCTTATATCTTTATTCACTTATATAATCTTAACATAACTTTCGGACACTTTCTATAGTTTAATAATATAACGCACGCGTATAGAGACCAAAAAAATACCCCACGCACGGCGGTGTGCGTGGGGTATTACGAAGTAGGGGAACGGATAAACCCCTACATTAATTATTCTTGTAGGCTTTTACCCATTCCTTAGCTTTATCTACGGTAGGTATTGGTATGAGATTATACTCTTTAACTTTCTTGAGAGCGTCTAGCGCCATCTTGTCACCAAAGTCAGTAGTAGTAAAACCACTATCTGTTTTACGTATACCTGATACCTGCATATCAGTAACTACGATACGTGGCTCAGGTTGTTTACCTAACCAATCAAACGCAGGTCCATCACATAAGTTTTGTGCAGGGTGGTGAGGTATATCTCCTACGTACTTACCATTCTCTGCAAGTATATATAGATGACCTAATGGTTTAGTATCTGTATCTTTCCAGTACGTATAATCTAGTTCATGGTGGTCTTCTCCACAATACATAGCAACAGTAGATGCAGGCAATGTGTACACAAGTTCTTTGATATCTTCTTCAGTGAAATCCATAGAACCACTAGCGTCAATCAATACAGTACCTCCGTCACGTTTAGTCTTGTTGCTAAATATTTTTTTGTCCGTTGTATATCTGTGCATAGACTTAGGCGTGATACCTCTATCTGATTTCTTTTTAGCTGTACTCTGTAATTTAACAGGAAGTCTCTCTACTAATTTAGGTTTAATTATATCCATCTTCGACCACTTAGCAGTATCGTTTGACTTTCTATATAATCCTTCTTTAGTATTATATTGTAGTTCTTCCATATCATCACCTGTAAGTACACCCTTACCATCAACTTCGATATTTAAATCAGCAAGTTCTAGTGAAGGTAGCTTACCTACTTGTTCAATCAATCTGAATTTATCATACATGTACTGAGCATTAGTCTTGATAGATTTGTTACTTACTAACGTACTATCTTTACGTGTTCCCATTATATTTTGATAAGCATATTCAATTATGTCTTGAAACTGAACAAACGTATCTGATATAAAGTTACTGTCCATCTGAGCATTCTCATCTGTCTTGCCATATTCATTCTTTAATACGTTGTACATATTAAGTCTTAGTCCATAACTTGGACAACGCAGTATAATATATTCAAGACCACCAGGATACTTAGATATATTGTATGCAATGTTTGCAAGGTCTAAATTATTGTTAATAAAACCATTAACAAAATTTTTAGAAACAAACTCAGTAAGAAATTGCTCTGTTTCATTGTCGGCTGAATGAGTTAACAAACTTTTTTTGTAGGTTTGTCTTTCATTTTCCCATTTAGCACTGATATACTTACCTGCTTTCTTAGTTACATACCAATACGTAGCCATACGTTCAGCTATTTTAATTTCTGTAAGCATGTGCTTTACGTTCACAAACTTACGTGGACCACCATACTTAGCGTCAACAACTGCTACTAACTTATGTATCTTGTAACGTAAACCTTTATCGTAATCTCTAACAATAGGTGTTCTGATTACTTTAGATTTATGGTCAACAGAAGAAGTAGCAGATTTCTCTGCTACCCATTCTTTATCTTTAAGAGCTAAAGAAAGCAGTGGACCAGTGCTATTCTTTTTGCTTTTACTTTTTAACCTAAACATTTTGTAACTCTAGGCTATCTATTACATCATCAGCATTTGTATCAAAGCATACACGTGCAGCAGTATCAATGCTAACACCCTTACCTACGAGTTCAGCAAATGCTTTCCATGCACGTATTGACATAGGCATTGATGTACTACCTACCTCTCTCTGAAAAGCACCTTGATACTCTTCAGGTAGTATTGAGATAGCACTAGGGTGAACAGAATTAATATCAATCTTTACTGCAAACCTATCTGCTAATGCTTCAGGCAAGTCTGATGGCACACCATTCATAGTGGCAATCACATTGAAACCTGTCTTAGGTTTAACTAATTCCTTGCTAGTGTTTGGTAGAGTGAATCGTGCAATGTCTGCATCATCTAAGATAGCATGCAATACTGATGTGACATCAGGTCCTGCGTGGTCTATCTCATTGAGTACAAGTCTTGTACCTTCTCTCCATGCTTTGATACCTACCCCGTCATTCCAATCGAACGTACCTTTCTCGTTAGGTATGTAATGTCCGATTAGTTCTGAGGCAGAACTATCTACTGTTAAGGTAGTGCTGTATACTTCCTTGTTACTAGGCACGTTAGTCGTTACAGCTTGGTATGTTTTACCTGTGCCTGGTACCCCATAGAGTAAAACTCTATCTGAGTTACCTATTACTTCATTGAATGTTTCCCAACATTTATCCATTTTTATCTCCATTTCTTATTCTGTCAGCAAATTCTTTCTCTGCTTTTTCATATATATCTCTCTCATAACCATCTGTCATTGGTATGTCTAACCATGCATATGGTCTGATAGTAGGTAAGTTTTCCCATGTGTTACCGTCAATGTCGATAGTAACAATAGTCCACTTAACTTCTACTTCGTTCATATCAATTTTGTCATTGGCTAACCAATCAGCCATTGATATCATTGGTACACGGAAGTTAGCACGAACATGAGGCATTGTTAGTTTACCTTGCTTGTGATAGTGTGGCATAGCTAACTGACAAGTGATAGGTATACCTTCCATGATAAGCATGTCAGTCAATTCCTCATCAGGAAGTTGTCCATCTTTATGATTATCTTGAAACACACCACGCAGTAAGGAACGATTGTATCCTTTCTCGATAGCTTGGTCATTGAGTTGTCCCAATACCTGTGTTGTTAGTACTAGATAGTTGTACTCGTGTGTACGAATACGATAATTAATTTCCGTCATTATTCTCCTTTTTCTGCTGTAAACATATACAGCTCACAGCACATAAAATACCAATTCACAAATACTTATGCACTGTAAGCTACGTACGTATAGATAGCTTGTAACAAACTAATTCACAACGTTTGCGGGACTAGTTAACCTGCCTT